GAACCTGTAAGAACGTTTAAATGTACGGAGGTTGAGTAATGCTAACTTGCAAAAACTGTTGTCTTATGCAGAACTGTAAAATGGCTGGTCAGGTATGCGGGGACTTTATGCCTGAAGCTGTGCCTGACATTGTGATTGATTGGACAAGGTATATTTATACCAGAAAAGAAGTTGAAGAATACACTGATCTTGCAGGAGAAATATGGCCTGATTGCTCAGATGCGATGTTGGCTGATTATGTTGAGGGTATAAAGACGATATTAGTGTTGGATGAAAAGGTTATTTCTTGATATCTATATCACAACTTTCTTTCAGAGTAGTATTCTCAGTAATAGGTTTTCCGCCAGTATTGAATCCAATTTCACATCTGTAAGTTCCCTTGTCTGGAATAGTTAAAGCACCAACACATTTCTGATCGGTAATGATTCCTTCGCCTGTCTTATAGGAAGTCTTGTCAGTACAGGTCATAGTGTACGCTTTGCCTGTATCTTCATCAACAATGTTAATGTTGAATACGTTGCTTGAATCGAACTGGAATGTTCCGCAACTTACAATAAAAATCGTCAGTAAAAATAAAATCTTCTTCATTTCTTTTCTCCTCTAAGTTTGTCAAGTTCATCTTGGTAGTCATGTATGACACCATTAAGTCGTGCAATCTCTTTGTAAGCCCACTCAAGTAATTCGAGTGCTTTCACAAATTTAGCTCTGTAGGCATTAACACCGGCATCTATAGCTTTTGCAAGAAAAGTTACACCTGCTCCTACAAAGTTTACAATAGTGGTTGAATCTACCTTACTCACTTTTTACTCCACTTCTTGAACAGCTTAACCGCATCATCATCCCAAGTGAACTCAGTCTCTTTAGCGAGTTTCTCTGCTATGTGGATGAAGAGTTCCTGTACTCCTTTGATTGACATAAAGGCAATAACAATTTTAATAATTGTTTTCATAATATCCTCCGTTTAAATTTATCTCCCGCTTGCTATTCTATTCTTAGTCGCTTTCTTTTTCTTTCTAGGTTTAAGTGCAGTTTTGATAGCCTTATTGACACTTGTGTCTTTAGCATGAGCAACTGCTTCCCCGAGAGCTTTACGTGTCTTCTTAGTCTTCTTCTTAACAGAAGCTTCAGCAAGGACTTTACTCTTCTGCTTCTTAGCAATAGCCATCTGCTTCTCAGTAAGAGCGTTCTTATTGCTGTGTCTTGTTGAATCACCCAAAGCTCTATTGATGAAGTTCTGTGTACGATTCCATTCTTTGGTTCCTTTTGTAAGAGTTTTCCTGTGTGCAACAGCCTGTTTAAGTGTAGGTTTTTTAGCAACAGCCCTCTCACCTGACTTTTTCTTTTCCATCTTTTTCTGGACTTTAGGTTTAGGGCTATCAGGCATCTTCTTTTTCTTCTTAGGCCATTCTTTTTTATCAGCCATTATTTTCTCCCTCTGGTAGGTTTCTTACAATTACCTTTACCTCTGCCAGTTCTAGGGCCAGCACCATTAGGACCCTTACCATCAAGTTTCTTTTTCGGTCTAGTGGATTTCTTTGGTTGCATAGCTCATCTCCTTTGGTTGGTTATCTTTCTCATCACAAGTATCTTTTTTGTGATATTTTAAATGATCTTCAAATTTGGTGTCTAAATTGTCTAATTGTAATGACACTACTGCTATATCCTCTTTCAGATCGTTCTTCATTTCAGCAAGCAAGCACCAGCAACCAGTAACTATTGCAACGAACATACCGAACAGCACTCCAATTTCAGCAATAGAGAATTTAGATTCCTTAGACATTTTCAGCTCCATATATTTTTTCAATTACAGCTTCTATCATTCCGTCCTTAGTTAGCTTCTTGGATACACCGTACTCTTTTTCTATTTCAGTCTTATTCATACCTGTCAGTTTAGCCTTCAAACTCTCTGTGGCTTTCTGTCTGTTCTTCTCTGCGATGATAGCACTTGCTTCCTGTGGAGTTATCATGTCGGATACTTTCGTGTCCTTAATGTTCTTCTCAGTGAGCTTGTCGCCTTTCTTGTTGTAAAGGTTAGGGAAGTTTCTGGTTACTTTACCTTTTGTACCTTTTACAAGTCCGAGCATTTTCTTCTGAGTAGCAGGATTCTTAGTCCAGACAACTATCTTTCCTTTCTGATTGACTACATTTCCTTTCTCTTCATCTGAGAGTATGTCAAAGAGTGCGGTCTTTTCCGTCTTGGTGAGCTTATCTGACTCAACCTCTGTTTCCATTGCGGTTATTCTATTCATTTTATACTCCTAATCCTATGTGTTTAATCCAGATTGTCCATGCTACCGTATCTGAAAATACAGCGTTTGAAATAAAATCTATGGAATTATCGGTGCAATAGTATTGAAGTGTCACTGTGTCGCCTGCTGTCAGATTCACAGTTCCATTGTAAGATAGAACATCTTCGTCGCCTGTTTTGCTTGTCATTTTACAAGCCCGCTGAGAACATTTCGCTTCGGTAGTTCCATTTACAAATAAACGACTTGCGACGAGAGGTCTTCTGTCCCCACCTGCATTGTTCTGATAATGAACACAGCCACCAAAATTAAATAAACCTGATTCAAGCACATTGATTGTTTTGGCGTCTTCATTAAGTGACAGCATATCACCTGAAGTTTCGCTTGCTATAGCCACAAGTCCATCACAATCAGTCCACGCATCCTGTGTAGGTGAATCTTCTATTGTTGTCCTGTGTGCTTTTATTGTCTGTGCTGGTGTTTGTTTCAATGCTGTTGCTAATACTACCATCTTTAAATCCCCACTAAACGTTTTACATATCTGCCGAACTTATCAAGCTGTCTTACGGTCATAGCTTGTAAATAAATTATAAGACTCTGAGATTTTCTAACAGCTAGATCCTGAGGAACAAGCTCCTCTGTTATATCTCCTGTTATTGGAGTGCCTTTAGCATCATAAGTATATTCATTTTCTGTAGTTGCAACGCCTATTTTATTTGACGCATCATCCCAATATGTACTGAGAAAATATGGTGTCACTTCCTGTAGTGTAGGTACAGCGGAATTACAATACCAGTCAGTAGGGTTAGCTCCATCATATCCAAGAGTCGCCTGAATAGCTACAAGCCAGTCTGCAACTACACTTTTATCCATTAGTGAACCAGCGGGAAATCTCAGAGCAGTTTCAGCACCATTATGCCATAGAGGGTTATCATTTTTAAACGCCACTTTTGGGTGAGATGATTGTAGAGTGAATCCTGCAACAGCATCGACTATCGGCGTGTCATCAACATAAGGAACCCATACATAATCAGCTTCAGTGCCTACCGTGCCGCCTGTTCTGAACCAGAGGTCAAAGCCGTTCTTGATATTAGAATGAAAAGAGTCCTGACGTGCATAAAGGTCTACTGAACCAACTACTGTTCCGTGATAATCATTTCCTGACTTATCCAGTACTGAACCGTTAAAGTCTACGTTAAGATTAGCACCTGTCCCGTAATAAAGATTTTCCATGTTTTCAAAACTTACGGAATTGAACCAGATCCTAAGATTAGACATATGTGCTATGGAAAACGCATATCCATTATGCGTGGCCAAGATCCCCAGGGGACTTGTCGCCATTGATGTTAGTCCCTCAACAGTGTATTCGGTTCCCATTGTAATTACATCGGTGGAAATGTTCTTAAACTTACTGGTTATCTTTCCTGTGCTGTTCGAGTACTGAAACATCAACAGGTACGGTGTTCCAACTGCCATATACCCTACGGGAGAAACTGTTCTGGTTCCCTCAGTTCCAATTCTCAGTTTTATCTGGCCATTATCAATAGTACAGTAGAATCTTTTTACACTTCCTACAGTATCTGTTGTGCCCAAAATTATTTCATCGGCATTTAAAGAATCAAACCTAACCAGAAAAGCTATCGACCAATCAGAACCAGCAACGCCAGAAATGGAAGCATTAGGAAAAGTAATATACCCAGTAGCACCATCACCCTTAGCACAGTAACTTTTAACCAATTCGACATCACCAGACCAAGGGGTGAGGTACTGTTCTGATATCATGTTCCTGTGAGGTGGTATAAGAGATTTGGTGATACTCTTTGGAACATCCCTTGTTATTTTCATTATACAAACTCAGTAATTCTAAGGGTTGAGGTTTCAGCAGCAGCACAAATAACTCTGATAGTACCTGTAAGTGGCCCGATACGTTCACCCGGATAGAGTGGAGTATCATTAACATCAGCCGCACCACCGTTATCTCTGTAGAATATTGTGTGAACACCATCATTAAGTATCTCAGCTTTAGTAAGGGTAACAGCCGATGAAGCAGCCGTAACAGCCGCAGCCGCAGGTACACTTGATATTTCGTAAGCACCTTCAAGTACAGGAAGGTTGCCATCAACAAGGGTAACGCCTTCTATGTTTACTTCGCCACTGCCGCCTTTTGTTTTCTTCGCCATCTGTACTTCTACTGTACCACCGGCAACAACTGTAACGGTTCCGGTAACATCGTAAGAATCGTAACTCTCAATCTCTGCATCTACAGTCTCAACATCTACTTTACCGCATTCTGCCGCAGTAACCGCAGGAGTTGTAACGGTAATTGATTCACCGATAACAGGTACACCGTCAAGGTACTTGTAGAAATTAATGGTGAATGTCTGACCACCGGCAAGATTCTGTGTCTTTGGAAAGAACCACATCTCCATTACTGAACAGGCATTGACTTTACGTTTAGTCTGAACAAGAAGCCCACTTGTAGAAGCCACAAGAATACTATCTATTTCAGAAGTTATCTTTGAAGCTATTACATCAACTCCACCCATACCGTCTTTTCTGCTTTCGTCTTTTGATCTCAGCTCTTGTAAATTCGTTCTCATGGTATCAACTCCATCTAAGGTTCAATTAATATTACTGTAAATACTATACCGGGTCAAGTACCCCACCTGATATTACACTTGCTATTGGTAATTCAAGTGTCTTCTTTTCGTATCTTATTCTTGCTGCTGTAATGATCGCTGTATTAACAGGTGTGCCGGTAAAACCTGTGCCATCTTCGCTAAGACACGCAAGGAATATAGCCATTGCCGTTGGTTTAGTATTAGTAGTAGGGCCTGTTATCTCAAATGTGTACCATTGGTAAATATCAACGGCATCTGTATTCCAGCTAACAACCTTTTCAACAGGTGTCAAAGCATCTCTTACTGCATCGCCAGCTTTAACAGAATACGGGAAAGCCTTGATCTGTGTTTCCCAGTCAGCAGTAGAAGAGTCTGTCAATTTAAGCTGAACATCAAGATAAATAGCATCATCACTGATGTAATTTTCATTGAGTGTGAACTGTATAACAGCTGCAACAAAAGTATCTAAGTCCGGGCTTGCATCATTCTCTACTGAGCCTATCTTTAAATCACCAAATGCCACCCTGTCAAATCCTGTAGCACCAGCTATAGTAGCATCAGACCTGAAATCAGGGACTAAAGTTATTAGGTCAGCAGTAGCCGGATAACTGTCTGTGAAGTTAGTGGTAGATCTAGAAATGAACGAAATATTATTAACGCTTATGTCTTCCTTCTCATACATGATAGGATCGCCACTTATAAGATCTACTGAGTCTGTAATCGTAAGAGATTGCAGAAGAGTCTTGAGAGCTGAAGATGAAGGAAGCTTAGTCGCAAGTCCAGTAAACGCTGTTTCGCTATCCACGTTGAGCGTGATCGTTCCTGTAGCAGAAGAAATAGTAAGGAATGTTCCACCTGCAAGCTTATCTTCGAGATACCCATGTGTGTCTGCAACGTCTGTCTTTACTTTACCATCATCTACGATAGTAATGTTTTCATTTGCTCCAGGGTTATTCTTGGTAATCGTCAGACCTGCACCTGCAAGAACTTTATCGAAAACATACCCAAAGGTACTGTCAGCATTGGAGATTTTTACCGTACCAGTTTCAAGGTCGCCCAGAAGAGCACTTGCATCTATCTCTATTCTTACGTTCTTGCCTGTATCGTCAGAACTATCAAGCTCGACAAGGGTAATGTAAGTTGAACCCTTCAGTTTTTCAAGTAAGTATCCGCTGACTGCATCAGCTTCTTTCGTTTTAATCCGGTGTATTTTCTCAGTCATTTTGCTAACCTCTTTATTGTTTCGTTAAGATCTTCATCCATAAGCCCAACTTCTTTAAATGTCTGTGTAACTCCAAGCATTTTCCTAAAAATCATTTCACCTTTAGCATATCTGGTCGCTCCGCTAAGCATAAAACTTGCACTGCCCTTACCACTATCGTTACCCATCATTGCCCCGACTTCATCAATTGCCTTCAGGATAGGGTACGAAATTATTCCAATTGCAGGAGAAAGTATTCCTGCCGGTGAAGCGGTTGTCTTTTCAACAAAAGCTGCATAGGAAAGTCCGGGAGCTCTTGCTTGCAAATAAGCTGGCATTTCAGAAGCCCACGAAGCCGCATAACCTGTCATTCCCTTTTTATTCATATAAGGTTTAAGACCTTTCTGGTATTCACTATCACTACCCATTGCGTGACTTGCTGCTGCGAATGTTACAAGTCCACCCACAATAAGTTTTTGTAGTGGTTCTTTATCTCCTCCTTTCCAAGCTATCAATGCTCCCTTAGACATTTCATGAAAATACATCGGCCATGAAGTAAAGGTCATTGCTACACCAAGGATAGGATCTTTTTGTTTCATGTATCCTTTGAGTAATGACTGTCCACTGGAAGAGTAATTGAATATATTCTGATTCATTGATCTGGTTGCATATCTGTAAAGGAACTCTTTAGAAGAACGCAGAATATCATTCTGATCTAATGCTCCCATAATATGGTCAAAATCATTTCCACCATTAAATGTTTTCATGTGAAGTTCTTTTAGAAGAGCACCGTAAGCATCGCTATGATTCATTCCACCTTTTAAGTTCTTTGAATATTTCTTTAATACTGACTCACCGTGCCAATAAGCTGAAGTTATTGCAGCCCTTCTTGAAATCTGATCTGAACAGGCAAAAGGAAATGTAAGTATTTCACCAAGGACATTAAACGCCTTTGCGATTTTACCAATAGCACCATCACCGGTAGCTTTCATAATTGATTTATAATCTTCATCAACCATAGTCGAAAGACCCGGATTATTCTTCTGATATTTATAGAGAACTTCTGCAAGGCCTGCATTCTTTCCAGTTATCATAGCTCTATCAAGTTGACCGCTTGCCATAAGATCAAAAGCTTCTCTAATTCTTGTTGGATGAAGAACAACCTGTCTACCAAAATCAGTAAGAGCTTTTGCTGTAGCTGTTATTGTTCTGACATATCCATGCCTGTAGGAAGCTGTAAACACTGCCTGAATAGAATTAGACGGTATCATCTTGTTTCCAGTAAGTGCTACCGGAATCGCCGCCCTTGAATAGCCAAGTAGCAGCTTAGAGAGCCAGTTGCTTTCTTGTGCATTTGCAGGATTGAAGTTTATGTTCCACTGGTTTTCGAGTGCTCTTACATATAGTTGTTCTCCGGACATTGATCTTTCGTTTACTTTCCCAAGAGGCATAGCGGAAAGAAACTTTGACTGCTGGAGTATTCTTGTTCCTTCACGTTTTATAGAGAGATCCATTAACCCCCTCATGTACTTATCAAGCTCTTCATGTGCCGGAAGTCTGTTAGCATCAATGGTAAGTTCCTGAGAGTTAGTTCTGGTGTGCTCCATAAACTTTAACTGAGTACCGTAATCCTTTCTTCCAACAGCATCTCTATAAGCCTTGCTGTCTTCTGGTTTACTTTTAAGATAACCTTCAAGCCATTCTTCTGTACCGACTCTTGGTGTATAGTTTGGGCCGGTATCACCTATTCCATTAATGACCACATCTTCGCCAGCAGCATTCTTAACTGTTCTCATGCCGAAGTTTTCCTGTGCTCGATTAATTCCTACTCCATCAAAATCACGGATACTCTTAGGAAGACCGAAAGCGGCTTCATCATAATGTTGCTGGTCAACCTCTGCATAGAATCTTAGTGTTTCACGAAGCATAGAAGCTTTCTTATTTGCATACTTAAGATCATCATACCCAAGCTTGATACCGTGTGTCTTAAAAACAGCTTCTACTGTTTCAGGGTTGACTTTAATAGGATCTCTCATAGCACTGTCACTAAACAACACGGCCTTACTATAAACCCTGCCGTCCATATAAGCTCTTATGGCTGCTTCCTTTTCAACACCCATCCTTTCATCTATAAGTTTAAAATCATGGTTAAGCTGAGTTAACTTGGATTTCATAACCGGAGCGTTTCTATCGAGATCACCAAAACGCTTAAATGATTTTGCTAAAAGAACATGTCCTTTATCGTTGGCGTATCTTATTGCATCTCCAAGTTTATATCCGACACTGGTAAACAGCCCTTCTATCTTTCCAAGCCCTGTGATGTCAATTTTAACGCCAGCCTGATCCATTGCCTCGGCTATTGTGTTTTGTGCACTGGTAGCCATCTCAGCGAACTTAGTGCCCTTTTGTTTCCAATTAAGTGTAGGGTCGTTGAATATCTTTTCAATTTCTACTTCTCCAAGCTTTCTTTCATAACAAAGGTCTCTTGAACCTACGGCAAAATCCTTATATGCTTTATCTTCAGCAGCAGCCGTTATCTTGCTTTTTATACCTGCGAAATTATGTTGTCTAAGTTCGGCTTCCATCATGTCAGGATCAAGTCCAAATATTGAAGCTTTCTGTTTGAATCGAGTAACTGCTTCTTCGGGGAAAGAAATATCTGTCATTTTACTTTCCCTAATTTTGCTGTCAGTAGTGGCGATCATTTCTTCCAGCAGAGATTTTTCTTTTAGTGTCTGCTCGTCAGTTCCAGTAAGAAAGCTTAACTGCTTTTTAAGACCTGCTCTTTTTGCATAGTTAGTATCTTTAGGAAGATTCTCCTTTATCTTTATGCCTTCCAATTCGCTTGCAACCTGCTGAACACCTTTAGCCTTTTGACCATATTTAGTTGCAAGACCAAACTCAGGATTATTAAGGGCGTGTTCTTTTATAAATCTCTGAGCATCATCGGCATATATTCCTTTATTAGTTTCAGTTAAAGCTCTGGCAGTAATATCAGCTGATTTAACATTTGCTAAAACATCTTTTGATGCTCTATCAGTTGATTCCCTCGTTGCCCTCAACCAGTTCTGTAGTCCCTTCATGAACGACTTCGCCATTGCTTTCGACATTCATAGCCTCCAAATCATTATCGTCTATTTCGTTTATTGATTCTTCATACGCAGGAAGAATATAATTTGTGAATATATTCGCTGCTTCTCCGTTACCTACTGATATTTTATCAAGTTCCTCTGCAAGTTCCGGATCACTCTCTCTGACATTCATTGTCACCTTTCCCAGAAGTTTGTTGATGTTATCATGTATACCAGGCATACTTTTACCAAACAGTTCAGTAATCATATTGTCGGAGATCTCCTTTGATAACGATGCTACTGTCTCTTCATCTGGAAGTTTCGGTTTATAACCATTCATATAACTCATATCTTGCCTCCGAGAACTTTACTGAACGCCTGTCTTATTTCAAAGTTTCCTACCTGCTTATTCTTTCCTCCAGCCAACTCAAAAGCCTGTGCTGACAGATCTGATATTTCCTGCTTATTGAGTCCCATACTTTCCATAAGTCTGTAGTTCTCTCTAACAACATCTCCTGCCGCTTTACTCATATTGATTTCACCAGTATTCGGAAGTGTTGATCTCTGCATTAATGAACTCATTTTCCATCCTTCAGGGTTAACATCAAGTCTCTGCTTGTAATTACTTCCGACATCTCTTATAGAATCTCTCCAGAAATGTAAATTTTTCTGATTGAAGTATTCTTTCTGGGTAGCATCTTCAAAGCTTTTATACGAAGGATGGTTGGTCATCATGATTCTATCTCTTGCTGCCAAAGCACTTGCTAAAGCAACAGCTTCTTCTTTTCTTAGAATTTTAGCAGTATTATCAAACGCTCCTTTTTCATAGTAAGATCTTAACTCATTCCTTTTATCGGCATTACTATATTCTATCTGAAGAGGATTGAAAGTATCATTGGCTTCTTTCTGTAATCCCCTGCCTGATAGCTTATGAGCTATACCGCTGAGTAAGAACCCTCCACCAAACATCATAGCAGTTGTCATTGGGTCAGTCTCATACTCTTCACCTGTAGCAACACTCGCAAGATCATTACGCATCTTATACCAAAGAGCGTTCTCAGCACCATTACCAAGAGCGTTAATCATACCTGAGTTCTCAAAAGCTGAAACAAGTTTCGGAGCTGCTAATCTTGCAAACGCAGGGATAGCTTTAAGTGTGAATGCACCTGCAGCACCAGAAGCAAGACCGTTAAGTGTTGCTAGTCCAGCTGATTCCCATACTTCTTTACCGTTACCAAGCCTTGCACCCATATCTTCAAGACCATCAACGAAAGTGAAGTCAGTTATAAGAGCTGAACTTACCCTCGACCAACTTGCAGTATTCGCTATGCTCTGAGTAGCTGCTTTTGTTAGGCCTAGCTTTGAACTTATTCCTGCAAGTTTTATAGCATCAGCTGATTTGAAGGCCGTGCTACCACCAAATGCAGCTATGGTTGCTGACATTCTTACAATGTTTCCCGCAAAATCTCCAAACCCATACCAGCCATTTTCCTGAAGAGTATCGTCCCAATCTTTATAAAGAGATTCATGTGCTCCTCTAGCGAAGTAACTTGGACCTATTCCAGCACCACCAAGAAAACTCATAAATGCTGAGTCATGATCCTCTGCTATTGTCTGTACATTACCAACAAAGTCATTCCAGAACTCTTTTGGTGAACCGCTCATGTGCACTTGCTTTGCAGTTTCATATATCTCAACACCTAAGTTTGAAAGCATGAAGCCAAGTCCGGGCATTCCTGCACCTGCACCTGCTGTTGTTCCTATAAGCTTCATTATTGCATACGTTCCTGAATTAGCTTCTATCCCTGCTGCTACACCCTGTGCAATATCTTTGTTAGTTACCGGCATATAATCATAATTTGAAAATAAACCTTTGCTGACAAGGTTAAGAAGTGATCGGGTATCATGCTCAACAGGAATGTTTTCCCTCTCCCTACCTTCACTATCAACAATGCTGAATTCATCAACATCATCTATAGAGTAGGTTTCCCCTGTCTTGGTGTTATACATCATTATTTTTTACCTGTGAATACGCCAGTATCTGTAGCTTTTAAGTTTTCATTAGCCATGTTGTCAACTTGCTGTATCTTAAACTCAACCGCATTGGCTGCTGAGTCAAGCATTCCTTTTAACTGACCGGCAACAAATATTGATTCATCGCCTGACCTTTTCTTAAAATGCCTCATTAATTCTCCGCCTGTTTCCCATTCATATCCTTTTGGTGATAGTGTCATTTTTTTAGTAGTGAGATCTTTTATAGTCGCATCGGTAAGATCATTGAGTGTCCCAAAAAGCGTTGCAGCTACCACAATGTTATTCATCGCTATGCCCTTTTGCTTTTTTGTCAGACCTTTCATATCGTTAATCCTACTATATACCTGTGAGCCTCTAGTCTTACCTGCCGCTCTATTTCTAGCATTTAGTGGAGTGTTACCTTTTTTAGCATTGAACTTATCCAAGTCGTATAGATATCCCAAAGTTGAATCGAGGTTATCTATACCTGAAACTTGTATTGCGGCTGAGTATTTTGTTATCTTTTTATAAGGAATAAGCCGACCTTCTTGAGCCATCTTTTTTTCAAGTGCCCCAAGCTTCATTGCCGCCCTTGTGTTTCTACCAACTTCCTGAACGTTTTGCATTTCTAAGTTTGCGTTGAATCTCTTTAAAGCAACTGTTTGTGTATCAATATTCTGGTTTCTAGCGTTGACCTGTGCATCAACAAACATCGTAATCTCATCACGGTACTTCTCGTACTGCTGCTGCATATCCATTGCTTTAAACGCATTGGCAACTTCCATACCTTTTGCCTGAAACATATTGGTGTTGTAAGCTCTTTCATCTGCTGCTGATCTGTTGTCGAAATCAATCATAGCTGCCATTACATCACGTCCATGCTGTATTTCAAGTTGCTGATTCAGTAATCTAATTTTATCAACTTTTTCTCTATGTTGAGCAACATCCATTGTCATCATGGCTGCCACCTTATCCGCTGTTCTTTGTCCCGGACCTTCTACTTGGCTTTTAGCAATTAGTGAAGTCCCCCCTGCTGACATTGCAACTATGTTCTGCATAATATCGCCAACCATAGCTGTTACTGTTTCTGCAAGGTAAGCTGCATCATCATCCGGTATCTCAGGCATCTCCATTTCAGGAGCACCGTCTGCCTGTAGCTGGTCAAGTCCTGACCGTCTGGTATCTGGTTTGTCTCCAACCATTTCAGAAGCCCTGTCACTTATCTTAGCCATATCCAAATTGCCTTTGCCTGTCCAGTAATTACTCTTGACACTAGCCCATACATCACTTTGAAGTTGTCTTTGAGCTTTAAACTTCTTGGACATTATTTTCATCTGAAGTGTCGAAAATTCGTGGCCTATACCATTCACCCAGCTAGAACCAAAGGACTTAACATCATTTGCATTATCCATACCGCTAAGTCGGTTGTCTACAAACCCTACCACTTCTTTTTTCGTTCTGTCTTTTAATTCTTTCAGATCATCCTTTTCCATTTCTTCTGTTTCGTCTGGTGGCTGTTCATCTGGCACTCTAGGTCTTCTTCCCGCAGGTCCACGAAGAACAGTGTAAGGAAAACCCTCCTTTTTATGTTTGGCAGCTTGCTTTTCAACGGCCTCTTTCTTTTTAGCTGCCGCATCCTCTTTCTCTCTTTTTTCTTTTGCTATGCGTTCTTCATTTTTCTCTGTATTTGATTTAAGTGCCTGTTCTCTGTCAAACTGTTCTTGTTCTGCTTTCGTAACAGTCATTCTATTCTCCTAAAATTCGTATGGATTATATATCAGATTCGCATCTAGTTCTAGAAGCCCATAATTAAACAAAGATCCACCTGTGAGCGAAGGAAGCCCAGTTTTAATAGTAAGGTCTCCATTCGCAGCTTGTAGGGTTGGCGTTGATAAATCTGAAACACCCCTTAGTATTTGTGGTGTTTCAAGTGTTTGATTAAATCCTAACCCTAGATTTCCTTCAGGATTATAATTTGAATTATCCACATTTATATCACCTACATTTACTCCATCGTCCATCTTAGCATACTTAACACCAGCACCAATAAGACTTGCTGTTGAAGCAATACCTTTAGAAATATTTTCTACTATTTTTGTTTTCCTTGCTATCTCTGCTTCCTTAAATACTGTTTCCTGTGCAAGAATATCTGCTTCTGTTTTAGCGAGTCTACTTGCACCTTCCATGGCAAGTCCTGCATTTCTTATAGACATCTCGGCATCAAGATCTTGTAGTCCCTGTGCTGTCTTTCTGGTATAAGAACCAACTTCTGACAAAGCGAGTTTAGCGTATGACTGATTCCTGAAAGCATCCCCAAAAACACTTTGGGACTCGACTTTATTAACAAGCCCCTCTGCCTGTGTGGCGAAAACATCATTCTGCATTAATGATCTATTGTACTGTCCTGCTGAAAGACCGCCCTGTCCTGCGAGGTCTGCCGTTTTCATTGCCAATATATCGGATGCCAATCTTTGCCCAGACAGCCCTTTCTCCTGCTTTTTCCTCTGTGCTTCTGCTTCATTAGAAGCTTTAACCGACATTCCTATATTGACTGCTGTTCCTGCTACTGCGGCCACTCCTGCGATTACTGCTCCTATAGCCATTGCTATTCTCCTTCTTCTATTTTATCTAATTCGTCAATATATCTTTGGAGATAACTCACATCTTTACCTGCATATTGTTCAAGCATTATATCTGTTTCAAAACGTTGGTCGCTATATATCGTTAAAATATCAAAGCATTCGCCAAGTGCTACATTTTTTATTATAATTTGACCTGTAGTTAAAGACATAAGCGTAGGATCAAGTTCGTTTATAAGTTGAAAGCTTTTGGTTATCAATGATCTTAGTTTTGCAGGAGTTATTTCAGAACCTTTTCTTATTTCCATACCTATCTCCACAAAATAGCTATCACATCGGTGGACAACCTATATTCTACTGGTATTGCTATTTGCATTTGAACATCTATTGCGGATGCTCGCTTGAACACTTTGAGGTGAGCGGGACTCCCGCCGCCAGCATGAGCTAAACATATTCGTTCTCTCCATAAACGAGGCTCATAATTATCAACACCTGCGGGGACAGTGTTCTCAAGAAATATCGCTGGGAAAACAACGCTGTTCCTACCATCAAATAGCTCCGGTAATGGCAGTGTTACACTAAAGGTGTAATAGCCTCTTGACTCTGGAGTTCCGTTAATCGGGACTTCAATATGCGTGATCTCTCTTACTACATGGAATCTTGTCTTGTTCTTTGCTTTAAGATCATCAATAAGATCTTTGACTTTGTGCATTTCAATGCCATTAAAATTGGAATCGCTATCCCAAGAACATTCTTTCAAAACCTTTACATAACTTTCAGCCGAATTAACAAGATCAGCATTAAAAAACTTAATGTTCTCAGGAGATATTCTTTTAACTAAATCGTTAAGCTCTAAAAGTTTTCCGTGTATCTTTTTGTTGTAAGCATTTGCATCAATTTTTCTCATGGTATTTTCCTAAATAAAAAAGATGGTATAATGCGAAAAAGTAACTCTTCCGCTTTATCCTCAACTCTTACGGAGGCTGAAATACTTGCTATGTTTTTCTCTAAGCTGTAGGCGGGTTCTGATACCTCAGTTAACGACCTGTTACTGCCAATATCAAAACATAACTCGTTGACAAAAGTGTCAGGATCTAAAGCAGAACCTTTATACGGATAACCAACACACTCTTCCATAAAATCTTCAAGAGAAAACCACATGCCCTCAAGTGTTAATCGATAATAGTCATGCACCCAAAGACCATCTGTTCTGTTTATTTTTGTTCTGACATCAAGAGTCAAATCTTTCACTTTGTCATATAATTCACGGTATGTAACAGGAACATAGTTTGGCGGAAACTCTACTTCTACTATTTTATGATTCCAAGTGTTCTGGTTTATTTCGTTTGGAGCATAAGCAATCAACAACTCTTTGTCGCCCACGCTATTTACAATAGCAAATTTAGGGTTAGCCTCATGTAAACTCACGGATCTTTCATAGACAGTTTTAACAGCACTGTCGGGATGGTCTACCGTAATACCAAAAAACTTCATACAGTTATTAACAGGTCTGGTTTCTGCTGGAAGATCTCTGATAATTGATGTGGGTATCGGTATCGGGTTAGTATCATTCTGATACGCTAAAAGATTATCTTCGTCTATCATACCTCTAAGAAGAGCTTCTATCTCTGCAATCTTATTTTCTATCTGTGCCTGTGTAACTTCTGTATCGTCAAAAAGGGCTTCGTCTTGATCGAGATAACTAATTTTAGGCATCTGTATCTCCTGTCACTTCAGCGTAAAGCATTTCAGTAAGAAGGTTAATGTCATGGATCTCAATATCATCGTATCCGTTATTTACGAAGTCTGCATAAATTTTATACCTGACTGCTTCCGAAGCTCTTGACTGTGGTGAAAGCTTAACGGATTTTATAAAACGTTTGCCGGTAAATCTTACAACATCATTCTCAAAACTTCCTGTAAGATCAGTGTTTCCAAGTTTAATTCTGCTGGAAGCACCATTAAACACCACGTTTGTTGCAGAAGACCAAGTAAGCTTTAACCCTGCCACTGATACCGTTGCATTGATATAAACGTCTATAGGGCGATCTGTAACGGCTAAATCAGCAAAAACTATATCATCTGTCTCAACATAAGCTAAGAAGCTTTCAGATATATTCTGAAAAGGCGTTTGAGTCATTAAAGTCGAATATCTTTGTCTATCTTTAAGTTCTGTTATAAGTCCATTGTACTCTATAAAGCTTGCCGTATCTCTATCGTAAACAAAATCGCCTCCATCTTTAGCTTTTTCAAATAAGGTTATCGTTTTTACTGAAGAAGCACCTTTTCTGTAAAAATCTCTATAGCAATCATCGTGGATAACTAAGTAAGTATTCTTAACATCAAAGTCAAGAAACAGAAGATGTGTTGCTGGTGTTGGTATCACCAATACATTTCTCCTTTCATTAAAAGTGTGTTCATACCACTACCGTCTCAATAGAAATAACTCCGGGGAGTGCTTTCATATCATCACGCACAAAAATAACAACATCCCCTTCTCTAAGACCAGACAATGTTTTTCTTACAGCATCCGGAGATTCCCAATCGAGCCTTGCTCTCATACCGTTAGGACAAACAAGATCACCGGTTATAGTTATTGCCGGTACTGTCCATCTTGCTGACATGTTTCTGCCGAAGCTGATAGTTTCAGAACTCATAACTTATCCTCAAGTAATATTGGAATCAGGAGCATCAAAACTTTTCTCCCTATCAATTCCAGTTTCAAATATCACCCCAAGTTTACCATTGGAAACAAATAGCCTTTGTATCTTTTCTGCGTTTTCTCCGTAAACATACTGACCACACCAAATACTCTTTTTGGTATCATAAAGCCAAACTGTATATTCATCTGCCAAGTAAATTATATCGCCGATACTTACTGATTTAAGTTTTCCTTCAAAGTTTGCCTCTTCAATTTGAGTATTGATCTGTACTAATGCAGGATACCAACTGCCGCTATCAGTTACTTTTCTGTAAGCAATATAAATTTTCTGATCCTCAACAACCATAACACCACCGGAACAAGCTGACATGAACTGCGGGATAATTCTTTCGCCATCAACAACTCTCTTGATACCACTTCCTCTTTCAACGAGAAAGAGTCCGTTCTTTGTAGAAGCAATTATTCCGGAACCAAAAGCCTGAACATCATAAATAGCTGAATGAAGTTCAACTTCATCTATCATCATAAAATTATTTACATCACCAACCCATATCTTATTATCTTCAACGCTATAAACGTTGGAACCTGTAATAACAATATGCTGTGGATTTCTCATAGCTCTTCTGATAAGTGGAAGTGGCATAGGTATTCTTCTCAGTCCTGTGTAGTCAAGTGTCATAAGCGGAGGGCATATCACTCTCAAATAGTCAGTTAAATTAAAATACCCAAACCCGATATCACGTTGAGATGTCCCCATAACAAAAGAGTCATTCCATAAAGCAAACCTGTGGCTTGTTTTCATAACGTCAGAAATACTGTCAAGGTCTTCTGACGATAGAATAACATCAGTGTCTTCGGCTATACCATTATATACAGCGATCTGCCTGTTGGGATCTATATTTGTTGGCGAAAGATCTTCAGCTACACCGTTATATTCCCAACAATCGTATCCTGTGTTTTTCCAAAATGTCCACAGCTTAGCAAACAACGTGCTTTTTGATTCTACAGCTCTCAACATTGATTTTTCCCAGTAGACCAACGCTGGGTCTGGAACAGATAAAACACTATGTTTTGTCTCAAGAAGTTCGCCTATAAAACATATCGTGTGTACTCCGTTGCTTATCGTTACCTGTTTTTGAGAATAGATATCACCATCAAATACATCGGAAAGCCTAACATATCCTTTGCTGTAGCCATCTTTAGCAAAAACAAAGTTAATTACAGTGGAGTCAAATTCAACTTGTTTATCTTCAAATGTTACTGCTGTGGTGTAATTCAGAAAATCATCTTCATCCGTTAAAACTTTAATTAAGCCCGGAACAAGCGGCAACGCTGTAAAGTAAGACGGAACAAATATTCTACTCCGCAAAACCCTATTTGCTGTCACAAATTTATCAGTTGAAATGTCAACGGCATCAAGCTTAATAGCGTTGTAATTGTAACTATTGATAGTATATTTTACAGGAACAGAATCTATAAGTCCGGTTCTCATGCAAGTAGAAAGATATACTCCCTCTGGAATCTCAGTCTTTACTGTACCCACAATGTGATAGCCACTTTTAACTGCCAACATATAGCTGGAAGCTCCTTGATTTACAGAACATGGTAATGCAGGCTCCCACTTATCGCTGGGAGTAAGCGAAGCTTCAACCCAACCGGTGCTTGTTGACTCAAAGATTTTTGTATAGTTTTGTTTTACACTGCCATATCTTATTACCCGCTCCAATGTAACTTCCTTGTTTTTTGGATTATACGGAACTACTGGGAAATAGCTGGCAACAACGTGCCTATATCCTTCCATGTTAATAGGATCTGAAAGTTCTGAAATAACCCCGAGTTCATTCACGTATGCGAATCTTGTGCCTCCGGTTATCCTGTAAGAGTTTCTGATATATTCATCGCCGATAAACATCTTGTTATCAAAAACCTTGTTCGTTGCTTCTTTAATGTCAAGCCAAATTCTGCCTGTAATAAGGTCTATATCTCTTGCATCTTCTATCGAAGATTCTTGATCCACTACATCTGCATCAGTAGTTATCCTGATACTTCCAACTTTCATTATCCGGAATATTTCAGCATAATCGTTTATGATGATAATTGAGAAATCATCTTCGCCTACAAAAAACTTGTTTCCCTTAGTAAAAGAAAAATGGTTATCATAAAAACGAACGCTATCACTATCTCTATGAGCATACTTCTTAAAAGGACTTGTATCACATATCTTAAAATCTGTCTCAGGCCATTTATCTAACCATCCCCAGAGTTCTCTTTTATAATTCAAGCCAAGTGTAAGTGTCATATTACTGAGTTTAAATGAATCTACGAAATAGAACTGCTGATCTTCCATGCTATTGAGGACTCTTGTGCCGTCTCTTACAGTAAGTGTCTCACCATTCTTAATCTCAAAGTTATGAAGAGCACTGACGAAGCCAGGAGCTATCTCAAGAGATCGTCTGACTATACCTTTGTTGAGTGGAATTTTGTTCTGGATAGTTTTGATTATCTGTCTGGTGGATTCCGAAACAACTTTTTTCGCCATTAATTGCCTAGCCTAGACCCTGAAGGTCTTAATCGTGTGACTTTCTTGATCGATTCAGTTTCTTTATAAAAAGCTCTCTTGCGTTCAATATACTCTGCCTGAGTGTTATTAGACCAGCCCTTGCCCTTGCTTCCCAGAACTGTTCTTATTATCTCAAGACGGAGGAGTCTCAAGTGATGTTTCGGGAAAACAAGGACATCTGATTCCCCCGAAACTTCCGGTGGGATTTTCGCAACACGAAGAAGGAGCTCGTCACCCTGTTGCCACGGAGTAACGGAATAGAGTGACTTGTCCCCGACTACTCTGATCGGAGAATTCATGTTGCTACAGTCGGCTGATATTCTCCAGTCATTTATGAGCGTATCATAATAACCGAGAATTTTATGGAAAATTGCAGGAAGTTTAAATATGCTGGTCTCGCCACTGAACTTGTGAAGATACTCTTCTTTGAACATGGCCGGGTTGTCACTTACCATCTGAGCCATCTTCTCGTTAATGTAGAACGGAAGATCTTCAGAATTGATATACTGATAGCCGGTATCTGAATCACCTGACTCAATTATCTGATTAAGCTCTTTGGAAAGTATCGTGAAGAATTGAGATAGCTGCATATTTAAAACCCCTATCTAAAGAAACAGGGGAGCCGAAGCCCCCCTAAGAAAAACTAAGCGTGATTCAATTCTATCTCGTCACTTGAGATAACTGATCCATCAGCAAGTATGAAGTGAACAAAGAAGAAGTCGTTTCCGCTATCTTTGTTCAGAGTAACAGTAAGTGTTCCGTCAGACTTGGCAAAGGCAAGAAGACTTGCGTTCCCTGCATCTGAAATTGCTGCACCATTTGATGGTGAAAGCTGTTCGCCCTCGGTCGCCTTAACAACAAGCCCGTCAGAAGTGTCAAGATCGGTGTCAATAACAGCAGGTGTTCCCGCATCAGCTCCGGCTCCGTCACCATTAGTAACTTTAACAGCAACAACAGCATACGTTTCAACCGCAACAGGAGTGTCCGCACCATCTTTGATAGTAAGAACAACGTCTCTCGTTACGTCTGCTGCAGCACCACCAACAGCTATTGAAGAGCCTGAACGCTCAAGAGCAGCAGCACTTCCCTTGAGTTCTTCGTCAAGTATCTGAAGAGCAGGATAAACAGCTTCGTCTTTTGCACGAGCTGAGAAGTTAGTTGCTTTAAGATAGTTGGAAGTAGGGTCGGCTGCAAAACCTTCCTCAAGTGCACCAGAAAATTCCTCTGCATCAACCATAGTGTCAATCTCGCCCGCACTACCTGAAGTAGCCTTGAAGATCGTACTGGCTGTAGCATCATCATTGATGTATCCGGCAAGCACATCATCTGTAGTTGAAGTATCATCTATCTCAACGTGCAGAGTTTTGTTTGCTGTGCTCAGAGTTATTGTTCCTGCTGCCGCACCGGTATCTTCTGCCTGAAAAGTCCAATCGTTTCCGATAACCCCCGCCACCTTATGAGCGATGGTTATTTCTCCAATACTCGTAGCAAAGGTTTTTGTGAAAGAAGCAAATGAGCCAGTTTTAAATTCACTGTCAATCCCATCTGCCACATCTTTAAGGTCTTCGGTTGGATTGCCGCCTATTTTGCTTTTGATAAATCCAAAGTCAAATAATCTCATGGAACCCTCCCTGCTAACCTGTTATGCCGTAAGCAAGGTGGTTCTGCATATTGGTAACACCAAATGTAAGAGCAGCAAGGATGTGAGCTTCTTCAACTCTCCTATCCCTGATAGGATCGAGTGCTCTAACTTTAGGGATCATTGTACCGAATTTTGCATTGTCATGGTAATCAATACCCGCATTGTTAGGATCAAGACAAACAAGAACGTGTTCCTGTTTAGCAATAAGAGTATCGGTAACAGAATCAACCATAGACGGATGGTATTTCAACTTATCTGTCGTAACAAGTTTGATCTGTGTATCACCAACTTCGATTGTTCTCATTTTGTAACTCATTCTAGGAAATCTAACCATTTCAACATCAACGGTCTTATTCATAGCAAGAGCTTCACGCTCGATCATTCCACCGAACTTAGATGATGTGAAACCAATCATTGTTTCAGGAGCACCGGCAGGTCTGTCAGCAAGCATGTCATAAAGAGTCCAGTAGTTGAAAGTTGCACTTGATTCAACTTTAACCTGTGGTTTAGCTTCATCAGTGTTGAGTGTAGGATCAGAAAGATTAAGGAGTTTCCAGATACCTTTCATTTCGCCATAGTTGTATGTAGCTGTTGGAGCGAATCCACCACCATACCACAATGCAGTTTCTATCTTTGAATAGAAAGCAGGTTCAACAGCTCTTCTGAGGCCGTTAATGCTGTTGTCGTATTTAGTCTGCTGACTAAGTGCAACAAGGTCTTTACCGTAAGCACTATCAAACATCTGAATGTAATTCTCATACTGGTTAGTGGTAATATCATCTGACTCAGGAGCACCATCACTGAAGTTAGCAAGCTCTGTAATAAGAAAGTTAGCACCAGTTACAATACTTGTGCAAGCGGCTGCGGCTGCAACACCTGAAAGAGAAGATGAAACAAGACGACAAAGAAGATCTGAATCTTCTGTCGTAACTGTTTCAAGTCTAAAAAGAGCACTGAAAGTTACTGTAGCAGGTGTACTGGTAACTACAGAACCATTAATTCTGAAAGCAAGTCCTGCTCTCTGCTTAACATTGATGAGCGTAAGAGCTGCACTTATATCAAGCTGTGATGTGGTTGTTCCAACAGTCATAAGATTGATTACGCCAGTACCGCCACCGTTCGGAGTTATTGCTCCTGTAGTGATATAATCAGTCTTTACGCCAGTGACTTTATTGTAAAGGACTCTGTAATTCCCTTTTCCACCACTGCCTATTCCCTGTCCATCAGGTACGCCGGCTTTTGATCCGACCATTCCGATGTTGTTCATTACTGCGAATGATTTAGCTGAACTGTAAAGCATCTGCCAATCAAAGAAATTCTGTACGGCATCAACGATTTGATCCGCCGCAATAAGTACGCCAGTGTTATTCATAACGTTCTCCAATTAAAAGTTTATCTATCTCTGCTTACTCCGAACTTACTCTGGATGTCAGTGTTATCCACTTTGACAATCGGTGTTCTTGGAAGTAGGAAAAGAATATTAAGCTTTTCTGCATCGGTCAGTGCTGAGGAATTAACGGCTTCACGTGTAAGCTTTCCTTCCTGAAGATCTTTAAAAAAATCTGCTGAACCGAGAGCCGGAACTTTGTATCCTTCACCACTACTTGAACCACCACCAACAGCTCCGGGAGCTGCATCACTTCCTGTATCCTGTCCTGTATCACCTGCAGTATCACTTGCCGGCTTCTGTGAGAGGCCAACGGTCTTAAACGTTTCGAGTGTGTGTGTAAACATGGAAGGGGTATCGAGTATTTCGGGGTTTTCTTTTAACATTTCATCAATATTTTTATCATTGACTTTTACTTCAGCAAGTTTCGCCCAAACTTCTTCGCCGATAGAATCTTTGGTCGCCTTAAGAAACTCGTTTCTAGTCTTAGTCTTTTCTTCGATAACCTTGTTTGCGGCTGTCTTTGCCATAAGGTCGTCCAAGAACTTCTTTTGTTCCGGAGACTGTGAACTCTGGTTTGTAATTTCTTCTGCTTTAATTTCTTCTGGTGTCTTGACAGTCATTGTAATTCCTCCATTACACGGTTTAAAAACTCCTTCGGGTCGGTCATACTATAAGGGATACCCTTGCGTAATGTCAAGGATTTTTTAGAGTGCTTCCTAATAATGGACTCCATTTGTGCCTGAAAATCCAGAATAAAGGCTTCTCCTGTCATATCTTGCGAGCGTGTAAAAATCAGTTTACGCAACGGTTTGTTTAACTTCATCACGCCAAGGTTAAACTTATAAAACAGCATGAGTAAATCCTTTAGAATTTCTTGATTGCCTTTGTCCATTTATTGCTCCTGAAATTTTTCTTTATTATCTGTTATTAATTTTATCGAGGCCATAGCCGCCTCCGCCTGTTCTTCCGTAATAGCTCCTGCTTCGAGCAGCTTCATAACTGTAGAAGCCTGATCTTGTGCCGCAAACTCTTCATTGGTCATAAGGTATCTGTAAGGGTTGGCAAAGCCAACAGCATCATAGAGATCATAAAAAAGATTCTCAAGGTTTGCTCTGCTTGGATCAAGTTCAGCTATCTTAAGAGCTTCCTGAAGTTTGCCCTGTCTTACCATCTGGTCAGCAGGTAAATATGAACCATTAACAACACGCAGGTTCCTGTGATTCTTAAGGAACTCTTCTGGTATCCCTTTGTCTTTGAAATCAAAATCATCATATCTTGTGTAGAAAATAAGCAGTATATCCCATGTGACCGGATTATAAAAAGAGCTTTCTATCCTTTTGGCAATAGCTGAATCGGACCGGACCAGTGCATTACTAATCATATCAGCAGCATCTTTAACTCTGATCTGTTTATCTTGGATACCGAAGGAAAGATCTGTAGTTCCTGTAACATAAAACAGAGCTTCCTTGGCCTTGTCATACATAAACTGAGCACCATTGGTAACTTCGGGTATCTGGAACTTCATCATTGCATCCTGAATACTTCTGACTTCTTTACCTACACTATCGACCGTGTACATCTTTGTTCCATCTGCCGGGTCCATAGCGAGAGGGTCAACCAGACAGTTGCCTAACATGAATATCGGAGCGGTATTATTGAAAGCATTATTATCTGCAACCTGATTGAACGCATTTGACATTGCGGCTACAGGCCATTTAAGTTCTTCCCAAAGGGTTATGTAATCATCATAACAGAATCCAACATTGATCGGGATACGACTTGCATCACCATTACTTGAAGTTCCGGAGTCAACTATTACTGCATCATTTACAACTACATAAAACATTCCGTCATTGGTGTAATATTCTCTGACTGTTACAACCGCTGTCGGTGCTACAAGTCCATGAATATCATTACCTGAATTACTCTTAAGCTGATCTTCTGTCTGGCCAGTAGAGCCATTAACCTGTTTCTCATATTTAGGATACTTTGCCTTGAATGCACCATAAGTCATCTCGCTATTGGTAGTCACAATAATGTATCGTGCAGTATCACGATAACTGAGGGGGTCAGCATCCCAATCGAAGTAAGTTGTCATTGGATCATAAATACGGAAATCAATTGAGCCTTTATTATAGATCTCTTCTTTTGCTTTACGGCCATCTTTAAATTTCCATGCTTCACTCAGCATTTTCTCAAAAACTGTTTGCTGAACAAAGATACCATCCCGGACAAAGTTAGTAATAATTCGTGGGTTTTTCCCAGAAAGATTTTTTCTTGTGTAAGATTTCGCAAGTTCTTTCTCAAGAAGTCTGCTTACCTTGACATAATCCTTGGTGTTGGCAGCCCATTCATATCTCGGAGGAATAGCTGTCATATTCTCTATCATCTTCTTACAGATAGCTTTGAACATAGGTAACAGCATTTTGGAGCAAGTTCTGGTAACAGATTGTGTGCCTGAATCATTTCCCCTGTTATCTCTGTCCGCAGTAGATGTCTCATAAACAGTCAGCAGTGCCTCATTACTTGCAGCTCCTTTAATGTCTGCCGGTATTTTCCCATTATATGCTTGCCTTGCATACGCCATCTTTTTCTTGAAACCAAGAAAAGCTTCCTGAGAACATTTAAGATCATTCTTGTACTGTTCTAAAACTGTTGTGTATTCTTCATTCATTATGCAAGTCTCCCGAACATCCCAGGTGTTCTAAGTGAAATATTTTTAAAGCTGCGATTCCTATTATGTTTCATCTTCTTTCTTAATCTTGCTGCGTGAACATCTGTAAGCTTGTCAATGTCAGCGACCATCATTACTGCACAATCAACAAAATCCATTCCACCTACACCAAAGAACTGATCGATAAGTGTTCCAATAAATTTAACTCGGTCAAGGTCAGGATCATCTTTAATCTTAAGAACTACCAATTCTTTCATTTCACAGGTAAGAGAAAGAACCTTATTGGCTACATCAACCTTGCTTCCTAAAGATTTCTCATGCTTAAAGTGATCCAAATACCTGAGTTTATCACGCATAAGCCTGATTTGTTCCTCATATAGCCCTGTCTGGCCCTGTCCTTGAGCATCCTGAACAAAGAAATCTATGTCATTTTTTAGTGCTAAACTGATATTTACGTCCTTAATACCACCGGTATCCATACCAAATGTCTGCCAAGCATCGTAAATCATGTAACAATTATCTGTAACAACGCTATTGATTATGGAAAATCTTGACTTCTTATCACCTTCTTTCTTGCCTCTTTTAGAAAAAGACGGATCACATATCTGAGCAACGAGGTTACCTGCTTTAAGTTCGAGCAGTTCATCCATCGTAACTTCTATTACATTTCTTTCCCGACTGAATCCAATATCAAGCTGACCACCTTCAAATAGTCTTGGCTGCATCATCATCTGATTTGGGAACCACTCACCCTGCTGTATTTTCTGGTTAGCGAGTTCTGCATCCGTAAAATATCTACAGAGTCTAATCGTATCTCCGTCCCAATCCCATTCAGCCGGAACTTCAAATACTGTAGCAATAGGAAAGTCTTCTTTGATCTTGGTGTAAATTGAATTTTCCCACCACTCCGTACCGGTCATATACATTATGAACTCATGATCGTCTCTGTATTGCTTCATGGCGAATAGAGTTCTGACAAAACTCATAAGCTGGTCGGTATCTTTTGGTGTCCTACTGGTGATATTTGTAACAAGATCATCTGCGAATACACCCTCGAAATGGAGTCCGGTCCTATCTATCTGCGGAGAACCTATTGTGAATGTAGCTTCTTTACGGAACTCGCTATTTGTAAAACCGTCTTTATCTTCCGCTTCTGTTTCCTCGTTATATGTAACAACATTAATTTTTTCTCTGGTAAGCAAATTACCGCTTCTTCTTTTAAACATCGAGGGATCATCGGTGAAGAGATCAGGAAATATTAATCCGAGATATGGACTCAGCATCATTTCCTTGATACTGGTCAGAAGACCTTTTGCCATTTCCTTATCAGAACTAACGACAAGCCACTTATATGTAGGATGACTAACAACTTCCCACATTGAACGAAGTCCAATCCATTTAGTGGTCTTTCCAGTACCACGAGACATCATAATAAGTTCTATGGTTGCTCCTGGAACATATTTAAAGAAACCACCTTGACCTTCAGAGCATTTAAACTTTTCCGGAACATAACCGGTATTAAGAAAAGTGTCGAGAACTCTGTCAACAGGGAATACCCACTTTGGATCTGAAACCCACATGAAGAACTCAATACGATATTTTGTAAAGATATGCCGGAGGTAATTATACAATGTAAAATATTTATAACTGATACTGTCTTCTGCATCGCCCGGGTAATGCTTCTTATATTCTTCACAGACCTTCTCAAAAGCTTCCGGCTCAATTGCTTTTATGTGTTTTTGACCTGTTTCTTCGAGTCTATTTAGAAGTATATTGAGATCTTTCTGGGTTGGCTCCCAATCATTAGACCGTTTGCGGAGCTTTTCAGCTGCTTTCTTTACCATTTATGTATGTTTTCCCTGAGCAAATGCTAACCGGCCTTTAACTTTTGTGGAGCTTTTCTTGGAATCCCTTGTAAGAATCATTAATTCAAGGAGTGCTTCACTACTTCCACGGCCATCTTCCGGTAAAGCAAGTTCTATTAATCTGATAATAGCTTCGTCTTTAAGAATATTTGCTGAGATTATTTTCTTGAGAAGTGTTACTGACTGAGTGCCACTGATTGTTTTGGTTAGTCTGATCTCTGCTTTATCGTAAAGCTCTGCCTCTTCAGCAATAGGATCTATGTCAGGACTGCACCCACCTTCCGGTTCGCTATGCAAGTTGAAACTCCTTTATAAGTTTTAAGCCTTATGCCATCGAATACGAATGCTGTGCTCTCAGCTTCAAAATCATCATCCATTATCCCTATATTCATATCAGTGTATCCAACAGGCGTATCCATTTCATTTATGCCTGATCTATCAAAGATTACTCTAAACATTAGATTTCATCTCCTTCATCTATTAATCTTGCGTGTATAACCCTATCACCTTCTGTCTGCTGAATACCAATGTTAACACCAACAATAGGAACAGTAAGAAAACCTTTATCACCTGAGATCACATATTTAAAAGCAACAAGCGTATAGGCACTTGTGTCTCCTAAAAACACTGCCCCGAAATCAGTAGCGCTTATCAGCTCTATTGTTCCTTCTGCCACTTCTTCACCGGAAGCGTTATATAAATACACCGGTGCACCCCTTTCAGGGATACAATATTTAGACAGATCATAAATTGTGTGTGTGTCAGTTGGCGTAGGTTCAGATATACTCATAACATCAACTACCAGCACTTCAAAGTATTCACCCGGTTCAGGTATCCAGACCTCAAGCCTTCGGTCTTCTTCCTCTCTCCTTGAATTCGGAATTACTATCTGTTCATCATGGCTGAACGCAAGCTTAACAATTTCTACTTCTGCTGTTCTCTCTATGGAAGCAAGTTTTTCACCTGTTCTTGCATCAATTATCCGGAATGAACTTCTACTCATTTTGTTTGTCCTCTCATAAAAGCATTAAACTCCGCATCTTCATCTATTACACATCTGATTACTGCTGCTGCCATATTCCTGCTATTAGGTTCTTTACCCTTCTTTTTACAAAGACTCGTTATTGCTGAAATAAGGTGAAGTCCATAAGCACCACAGACAGGTATTCGGATAAACCCATATACTTTACCGTCAAATACTCCTGGTATTACTGGTTGTATCTGCTTATCAAGACGTTTCTTAATATTCTTTACTGTACTCTTTTTGAATAGTTTTGACTTGCCTTGAAGCCCCCAGACACTTGCTTCTAAACCCATTACAGTTCCTCCGCAATTTATCGGAAGTGTAAACTATGGATTGTATTTTGTCAAGGAATAGGGGTTTTACTTAGATTTCTTAGATTTCGATTCTTTTTTCTTTTCTACAGTTAGATACTTCTTGAAAAGTTCAGTGATCTTCGTATGATTCAGGAAGATATTAAACCCTATGTGGCCTGAGAACCGGCAGTATGCTTCATCCATAGCTCTGACATCTTCCATTGTGATAGCAGTATTCCTTGAATATCCTAGTTGGTGAGAATACGCATGACATAACTCATGAATAAGTGTATCAAGAATATCTTCTGCTTTAGCATCTTCCCGCCACAGAATGTTAATATTACAATCAAAAGGAAACTCATTAAACTTCAAGCATGATCCGTATTCTGTCTTGCCATTTTCACAAGTGCTGTTTGTATGACCAACAACACTGAGAGTAGTTTCAAGTCTTGGAAGCCCTCTTAGAAGTTCTTCTCCTATGTCACACATTATCAGTGTCTTCTTTACGAGAAATCGTTTACTCATTATCTGCCTCCACCATGTAGACTTAACCTTAATGCCACCTCAGGGAATACACAAAGCTGGATATGACTATATGTGTCAAACCAATAACAAGTGTAAGAGTAACCTCCATCATCTTCCTCAAAACTGATTACCGTCATGTCAAGTGATAACCGGCACTCAAGGTTTACGTTGTGGCCAATAGCAAATTTAGGTGGGGTGTCTTTTAACCGTTGAGCTTGTCTGGCTTCCATTGCTTTGGTGGCTGCTTCTTTTGTCTTGAATGACATTGTGAACTCCATAATAAAAAATAAATAAAACATAAGAGACAAGACAACACTACTCTAGAAAGAAATAAATAGCAAGTAATAGAGGTCTCATTATTTTTGGGGGGAATATTTAACTACCATAATCAATTTTTACGAGATTGCCTTTTAGAATCCCCCAATTGGACGGCTTGGAGTCAGATAGAATAAATTCACGCATATTATTGTTTTTGTATTTAGCCTCCAAATAATTACAGAAATTAAGGTGATTAATCCTGTTCGGGATCACATAAGCTCTTTTCATTATCAGGACAAAGCCAAAGATGTCAGCCCAGATTACAGGGCATAGACAATCATTTACACCCGAAAACAACTCTTCCTGCATGTTCGCCAGTAGCCCATGAAGAAATAGCCTCCAGGATAGAAACGTGGGGACTTTTACTACAAATGATTTAAAGACCAAGACCAAACGTGTAGCACCCCCGCATATCTTCACAGTATTAATCTCCATATCTGTTAATTAACTTTACACTATCCTATAAATTATCGCAAGCAAAAGTCCTAGCAGAAAAATGTTGATCAGGGAGACACGCTCATTATTTTTGGGAAAAATTTCTATGGGGAGGTCTAAACATCTGACGACTGCCGGGGCCGTTGGGTCATTTGCTTCTGGAGAATAGCCGAAAACAACCCAATTCTGTGAAACATCTTCAACTACTTCCAAGCCAGATGCGTAAGTGCCTGTAATCATTGATACTAGAGCTTCGCATAACGTTCATTATGTAAACCTAGCCTTATAACAGCCTGTTTTTACTATCAATCCTCAACTGGGTAATAATGTCTCGGTGTCCTGTTGGAGTATCCCGCCAAAATCACGTCGCTAGTTATACAAATACTAATACAATTCTCTTAAAGTTAAGAACTACTATTAATATAACTATCTTAAAGATACACAGTCTTAGGTATTGTCTTAGTTGTTAAGATAAGAACTACTATAAATAGTATTCTTCTTGTTAATACAGGAACAACTATTAATAGTATTACAGTTACTAATACAGAAAGAAGAACTATATTAATATATATAATACTTATAATACGCTCGCACGCGTGCGTACACGCGAGGCTTATCAGCTGATCTGCTTGTGACGTTTTTTGTCACATTCCGTGGACCGTTATTTGCTACAGGTGACAAAGTTTGTCACGTGTCTTTACCATTTTTGTAATTTGTCACAAATCGCACACATACTTTCTAATCATATCAAGCAGTTACAAGTTGGCATACTTATTGCAACTATAAAGGCGTTGACGTGTTTATTAATACTTTAGAAGGAAGGTAATTATGAATTATTCCAGAATGCTTGAACTTGCAAAGATGACCGAAGATCAGTTGTTGGATATCCTTATCAGCAACGCGACTAACAACGTCGGTATAGGTGAGAATTTATACATTCTTAGAAACTTAGTTTAATTTTAGAAGGGGTGATACTATGATTATTGATTTAATGCTAGACAGAAAGGACGGCACAAATTATGTACCAAAACAGTTTTATTATGACGTAATGAATTATGGCGAAATTGGAAATAAGATTTCCCGTGCTATGGACAGTGGAAAAGAACTGGACATCAAAACAGCTCTATCTAATTACATACTTGAAAACGGATACAGTCTGGACATTACAGACTATATTTTTTCAGTCGATTGGTTGGTTTAATTAATACTTTGAGGGGGGTTCGGTTATGTTGGTAGCTTTGGTTCACGATCATTTTGATAAAAATCATTTAGACAAAGTTGTAGCTGAAATGAAGAAACTTGGGACACCAAAAATAAAAGCTGTGTATGTTGAGTGTCACGACATGTATGTTGCTTTAGAAGGGTGTCATAGGCTTAGAGCTTGTGAAAAATTAGGCATCGTGCCTGAATTTGAGCTTTTAGAATATGATGATGTTTATGAGCTTAAAGGCGGACAAATAGGGATAGACAGCGACTGCAAAATATCTGATATTTTAGATGATTGTCATAAAAGTACGATGATAGTTTTTGATTAAGTACCCCCCCCCAGACCTGAGCAAGTCTAAAACTGCTCGTGTTTATTTTAATTTATTTTTTGGAGCTAAACAATGAACAACACAAAACCAATGGTTAAAATGCAAAGCGTTTGCGGTCAATGCTGTAAAACAAGCTGCCGCGGGTGCAGCAACTATCTCGGACGTGAACAAACAGTGAAACAAAGTATCTTAACTGATCTAATAGCAGTAATAGCTTTGTTTTCAGTATGTATATTAATATTTATTATTTAAGGGGAATTATTATGCGAAAGTGTGAAATTTGTGGAAAAGAAGTTTCAAGGATTAATCTTGTAAAGGTTGCGGAATTTGAAACTATGCAAATGTGTGATGATTGTATAGAAGACGAAGAAGTAGTTCAGATCATTGATGATGATGATGATATTATAGATGAAGCTTTAAGATCAATAAGGGGATTATTATGAAAGTAACAAAAAGAGACACACACGACGAGCTTGTCAAAGCTAACGACACAACCTATCTTTCACACTGGAATAAAGCAGTTAAAGAGGCTGAATTTCTGGAGGCACTCTCTAAAAAGGTTGAGGCTCACATTGTAGCCGATACAGATAGCTGGTTACACCAGACAGTTTATGTTAAGTATAAAAAGCACAGGTTTATTGTCTGGAATAGAAACCTAAAATTCTCATGCTATATCAGAATGGCACACGGAATTGACCACTGGAGACAAAAGTCAAGGGAAAGTTTCGAACCAATGAATGGCTATGCTTTCTATAAAATGACAGAAAAGAAGTTGCTTGCTAAACTTGACAGAGAGATTGAAGAAATTGAGCTAGCCGATAAACTGGAAAAAGAAGCAAAAAAAGCCAGCGATATTAAATTTGTAGAAGCGAGAAAGAAAGTTGATTATATTGCTAAATGCTTGAATCTCGCAACAGTTACAAGTAAGCGTTTTAATTCCTATGCTGTGGAGTGGGACAGTATCCTCAGTCCAATATCAAAACAATGCGAAGTAAGTATAGATCCTAGGAACTATCACGTTGATGACCGTGGACTTGATGCAACTTATAAACTGTTTAAAGCTATAAAGAGCTAACTAAACAACCTTCTTAAAGCCTATTCTTCGGAGTGGGCTTTATAGAGGGCGTGTTATTAATTTATTATGTGAGGGTATTATGAAGTATTTAGAGGCAATGAAGACATTAAAGAATTACAGAAAAAAGACATTTAGAAAAAGCATTATCGACCTAACCCACCCCCTCGATGAAGAACATAAAAAACAAAAGTATTTCTACCAAGGGGAGGATTTTATCATTATCAGCAACGACTTTGTAGATCATCTTTATCAGACTGAAAGCTATCTATGCTGGGAAAAACTTAATAATGTCGTTTGTGCTTGTGAATATGTTTTTAGCAAGGAGGATTGAACCAATGAAAAACCAACCAACATACATACAGTACAAGAGACAAGAAATTAAGGGGCTAGTCATAGAGCGTTATAATAATCTTTATGACCTGAAACGCAACCCGGTACTAGCAGTCCTACTTGGAGACAAGGGAACTATAAGCAAAGTAACCAAACAGAAATACGGTGTCGTCTACATTCCTTGGGCTGAGCTGGCACTTCATAAAAAGATAAAGATCATCAGAGGAAGGAAAGGAAACTACAAATACGAAATCTGGCGTAAAATCAGGGTTGAGGAATATATGGTGAATTATGAAATGAAGAAATATAACAGAGCGGGCGAAATCAAACAATTAGAAGGGGTGGCGGTATGATTAGTTTAAAATGTATGGAATTAAGGTTAGTATCAAAAATGAGAACTGATTTAAACAGTCAAATGGTATCTGTTTTGAAAAGAACTGCTGTAATCAGAATCACAAAGTATTTCCCGAAAAGAAGTAATCAGTCAGAATCTAAAATTATTTGTTTTGATGAGTATGGATGTTTTATCAGAGCTTATGATTTCAAGTATCACAGCAGAGGAAGTCTTAAGTCTTTTCTTCCGAAAAGAATAACTGTTATTGAGGACGGGTATTATTTGAGCAAAAAGAACTTTAATTACTATGAGGTTACATCATGAAGAAATCAGTTTATATAGGACAGGCAAGAAGTGGTGGAATTGTAATATCGCTTGTAACAGGGGGAGACACCTATCTAACCATTTCACAGGTAAGGGAACTCAAAATTGATGTTCTCTCTTTAGAAGATTTCCATATGGCTGATTTTACAAAGTTCTACGGAGGATTGTGAAAATGATAACAGATAAATCAGAACGGATATTAGAGCGGGCGAAATCAAACAACTAGAAGGGGTGGCGGTATGAATGTTAAAGAATGGAAAAAAGAAGCGTTGGAAATTATGGAAACAGAGTATGGTCTCGAAAACTGTATGTTTGAAGAAGTAACTTTGCTAAGGTCTTTTGATAGCGGCGACACACCGAGAGACTTCGCAAACTGGCAGGAATCAAAACACAATCTGATTAACTTCAATGAGGGCTAACCAATGACAACAGATAAAAGCAAGAATGAGCAGGAACTAAGACACAGAATAGAGAACAATCTTGAGGGCGTAACGGCTGCGGATTGTTTCGGATATAAAACCTTCTTCGCATCAGGGGACGGCTTTGATATAATAGCAAGCTATGGTTTTAATTACAAGGGGACTGCATCTATGATGTTGGAATCTATGCTCTGGCATGATCTAATGTTCGGGCCCAGGCATTTGACGGAGGAAAAAAATGATAACTAATAAGAGTACAAGGATTTTACGCAGGGCGGTCGGGTGGCTAACTCTCTGGGCCGGATACGCCAAAGAAGATAGAAAGAGCGGGACACGTGACAACAGGGACTCTGAGGAAGCAGAAAATATCTGGCGTATGGCTAAGCAGGAACTAGACAGGCTAGACCGACCAGTTAAATTGACTGTTGCAAGATACATGGAACTAATTGAAGGAGCGGGAAAATGAAACTTTACACACAAATTAAGAAGAACAACAAACTTATTCCTTTGACATCTTACAACGACAAAATGCTTTGCAGAGATCCAAAGGGTTATAAGTGGATATTGTTGAAATGGAACGATCTGTTCTCCGGCAAGCGGGTTTATGCTGAAGTGTTGAATGATGCAAAGGGACGACTTGTTTGTACTGTAGCAGGTAACTGTGAGATTATGCGAACACAGCGGGAGCAGGTATATATCAAAAAGATGTGCAATGATATGAAAACATCAATACCATTAGTGAGGCAATAACCAATGACAACTAAAAACAGCATAGGCAAGAAGTACATACAGGCAGACTTCAACTATATCCTGAATACCGCTAAACAGGCAAAAGATCAAGCGGAGAACCTAAGAGGGAAAATAGGCGAACTGAAAGAAGCGGTGTTCACACTTGATGAATTTGAGATTTATTGCTTGGATACGATCAAGGAACTGACCGGCAAGGACTTGCATAACTTTGCAATGGATAACAACTATGGAAGGAGTGAAAAATGAACCAGGACGATATTTATATCCTAACGATCATATTAATTCTGCTTCCACTATTCATAGTAGGGTACTTCCTCAACAGGGAGCAAGATCAGATAGATGCGTGGTATCTTAAAGAGTACGGCAAGGAAAGACACCCGAAGAAGGTTAAGCGGAAAGATAGGTGGTAGAATTCCCCAATGATTCCAATTGTTATATTTTAATGCTACTATTTTAATCCAATCATTTCCATTACTTACAAAATAACCTTAGTAAATGTTTATACTACACAAAAAGATACTTTTTAAATGTTATATTATTTTACTAACACTGATCTCGACCATGAATAAAAACAAGCGGTTGACTGTTAGCATTAAAATATAAGGTTGTTTTGGGGGTTCAAATATACAAGGTGATCAGAGCTTTTGGCTTTGAGTTTTTTCTTTCTTTTTTTCAAAAAACTATGCTCTATATACGAACTTTGAAAACAACAAACGATCTAAGAACTTACACAGATTAGTTTATTTATAAAGTAAAACCTTCTTATATATTTTCAAGTAGTCCGGGATATTCTCTAAATATTTCGAGCGGGCAATTTATTTTCACAACATTTTCCTAATAAAGTTGAGTGGGCTGATTATTTTCAAGTGGGCGATCTTTTTTATTGACTTAGTGTGTTAACACATGTAAGATTCTAAAGATGGTATTTGCTGCGGAGCAACAACAACATATTATTGGAGATTATATGATTAACCTTTACAATAAAGACTGTATGAAGTTTATGGCAGACAAACCAGATAAGTATTATGACTTAGCTATTGTAGATGTTCCTTATGGTTCAAAAAATATTCAAGGTGGTTATACTTCAGGAATAGGAGGTCAAGGATCTGCAAAACAAAAGAATTATTGTAAATCGATTTGGAAGTGTGGTTGTCCAGATAAACAGTATTTTGAAGAATTATTCAGAGTAAGTAAAGATCAAATAATTTGGGGAGCTAACCATTTTATGTCTAAAATCCCATTCGATTCTAGCTGTTGGATAGTTTGGGATAAAAAAAATGAGAATACAGATTATGCTGATTGTGAATTAGCGTGGACTTCTTTTAATAGTGCTGTTAGAAAGTTTGAATTTATGTGGAATGGAATGTTGCAAGGTGATATGAAAAACAAACAGCAGAGAATACACCCGACTGAGAAGCCTGTATCCTTGTATGAATGGCTACTAGACAAGTACGCTAAGAAAGGAAACAAAATATTTGATAGTCATGGAGGAAGTATGAGCAGTGCAATAGCTTGTTATAACCTAGGCTATGATTTAGATATATGTGAGCTAGACCCTGAATATTTCAAACAGGCGAAGGAAAGGTTTGAGCAGCATACAAGACAGATAAGATTAACAGACTTTACGGAGCAAACTAAATGAGATTTAAAACGATCAGAGTAAAGAACTTTCAGGGAGTAGCAGAGCATCTTGCTAACTTACAAGGAAAATCAGCCAACATCTATGCAAGGAATGGTAAGGGTAAGACAACAGTTTTTAAGAACGCTATTCTTTGGAATCTGTTTGAGAAAGATCACCGAGGCCACAAGCTTGACCCTAAGCCACGTAAAAATGACGGTCGTGGTGAACGTATCAGAGGACTTATCCCAGAAGTAGAACTTGTTATTGAGCTTGACAATGGAGCAGAGATAACTCTTTTAAGAAGACTTGAAGAAAAGGTAGTTAAAAAAACCAAGCTCTATAAAGCAGATGAAGGTTATTGGGAAGTTGACGGTGTTGGAGTTAATAAAACTCAGTTCGATAATAAAGTTAAAGAAATTATCGGTGATCCGGAAATATTCTCTGTAATGCTGAATCCAGAAGTTTTCCTTACTGACAAGAAATGGGATAAACGAAGATCTTTCCTTGAAAAGATGATGGGTGAAGTACAACTTGAAGAAGTAATCAAAGGCAGTGATATTGAGATACTTAATGGCAAACCATTGAATGATGCCCTTGAAATAGCTAGGAGTGCTCTTAAGAAAGCTGAAGATAAACTATCAAAGATAGCACCAAAGATGGAAGAAGCACAGAGAAAAGTACCCGGTGCTCCTGAGATACTTACAAAGACACAGGCTGAACTTAAAACTGAACTTGATGAAACTGTAAACGCCAGACTTGCTGAAGAAGAAGCCTGTAAGAATCCTGATTTCAGTAAGAGAAGTACACTGATTGCTAAAATTGATAAGCTGAAAGAAAGAGATAAAGAATCTTACAATAAGACTCTGAGAACTATTGACAGCAGTATTGATGATCTTGAGAAAAGGATACTCAGTTACAATACTCAGATTTCTTCAATCCGGACAAGTATTCCAAGGAAACAGGAAGAGATAACTAATCTTTCTGAAAAGCTTGATGAAATGAGAGCTAAGTATTCCGACTTTGAATCAGAAAAGTTTGAAGAAGCCAAGTGTGTTACTTGTGGACAGGACCTCCCGGTATATCTGAAAGAAGAATATGAAAAACTATTCAACATAGAACACGCCAAAACACTTAAAGAAATGCTTGACATTGGAAAATCAAAGAAGATAGAAATAACTGAACTCAATGAAGAGGTGGTTGACAGAAAGATTGATCTTGAGAAAAACCTCACAGAAAAAGAAGCACTACTTGAATCTATAAATGACCTCAGAGAGAAGAAAAAGACCACAACCCTTACTGAGTCACCTGAAATAGCAGAACTCACCACAGAACTAAACTCCGTTCGTGAAACAGGCGAATTACAGAAGTCAGAAAGACTCGCAGGACTCGAAGGTCAGGAAAAGGGTATCAGAGAGTCAATTGCTACCTTTACTTCTGCACAGAATAATGTTGCCAGAGTTAAGGAACTTGAAAAAGAAGAAGAAGATCTCGGTGAAGTGGTAACAGAATGTAGAAGAATAAAAGATCTTACCCTGGGTGTTCAGAGAAAATGGAATCTCAAAATTGAGCAGAAAGTGAACAAACTCTTTTCTCTTATCAAGTGGAGACTGTCAGAGGAACAGAAGAACGGTGAACCAAAGGACGTGTGTGAAGCAATGTATAAAGGGATTGACTATAATAAAACCGTTTCCAATGGTGAAGGTGTCAATATGTGCTATGACCTTCATAAAACGATCAGTGATTTCTATGGTATCAAGTTTCCTTTTATTGCTGACAACAGTGAGAGTGTTACAGATTGGTTGGTTGAATCAGATAATCAGGTTATTTACCTGTATGCTGACAAGAAATATAATGAACTTAAAATGGAGATTTTGTAATGACAACAAGTATTATTATCCTGATTATTTTTGTAGTAGTGCTGATTATTGACATGGTTATTAGGGCTAAGTGGAAGTCTGACGTTAAAGCATACATCGTGGAAAAAACAGAGCAAATTGGAGAGAACTCGGTTATACTTAACTCTTCTGTTATGACCAATGTCCAGAGCAGTCACCACCTAAACAAAACTCTCGTTGAAGGTCTTATAGCATCTAATGAGGTCTTTACTGGAGGACTCGAAGAAACCTCTATCCTAAACATCAAACTCATTGAAGACTTTGTTGAATTATCCGACTCAGAGTACAAGCGAACAATCAAACAGCTTATGGCAGAGAAGGATAACGCAGTTGCTATGCACCTTCAGCTTATAACTGCTATTAAGAGTCTGAAAGATAGTGACAGGACTAAAATACAGTATCGACTTGACAACATTACAGGACTTAAAAATGGTAAAGAGAGAAGAGTTCCTGCAACAAAAAATAAAAATGGAGGAAAGTAAAATGAGCAACAATTTACCTATGCTTTCATCACTTAAAAACATTCTCAAGAGAGAGGACATTATTGAAAGATTCGTTGGTATGCTCGGAAAAGCTGAAGCAAAAGTTTTTTCCGCAAGTATTATCAATATCACTTCAGGTAGCAGTGCTCTTCAAAAGTGTACTGAAAAAAGTATTATGATGGCTGCTTTTAAATCTGCTGCACTCAAACTTCCAATAGACCCTGCACTTGGAAGAGCTTATATAATTCCATACGGAAGTGTAGCAACTTTTCAGCTTGGATACAAAGGACTCAGAGAACTTGCTATCAGGTCTAGACTGTATGAGAAAATCAAAACTGCCGAAATCTATGAAGATGATCTTAAGAGCTATGATCCGATCACCGGTGACATTGAATTTACCGACCTTGAAACAAGGAAAGACAGAGAAGATCCGAAGAAAGACCCAATTGGTTATTATGCTTTCTTCATAATGAACACAGGCTTTAAAGCAAACGTTTATATGAGCAAGAAGGAAGTAGAGAATCATGGTAAGAAATTCTCTCAGGCATACAAGAAGGGTAAAAAGGATTGTCCTTGGTTTACAGATTTTGATAAAATGGCTTGTAAAACTGTCCTAAAAAGATTGCTGAATGATAACGGTATCCTCTCAATTGAAATGCAGACAGGTATGGTTGGTGACTCTAAGGAAGAACCTATTGAAGTTCAGGATGCTGTTGTAACTGAAAGACCTGAAGCAAAGAAAGTTGAGAAGAAAGCACCTAAACCAAAGGATAAGGACGTGATTGACAATCCGCATGAGCCTGTTGATACTGAAAAGAAAAAAGAAAAAGACCCTTTTGATTAGGAGTTGATTAATGATTAAAGCACTTGCATCCGGAAGCACCGGAAACGCATATCTCCTTGGTAGAATCTTAATAGAATGCGGTATTCCGTATCCCAAGATTCTCAAATTAGGTGGATGGATAACTCCAAAAGCCTGTATCATAACTCATTCCCATAACGATCACGCAAAATCTACCAAGGATGTTGCTAAGCACGGTATTCCAATTTATGCAAGTGCCGGGACTCTGGATGAAATTGACCCTAAAGGAAAGCTCAGAAGAGCTTATGTTATGAGTCCTGAAACTCCTTATCAGATACTTGACTGGACTGTTACTCCATACACGTCCAAACATTGTTTTGGAGCTTTCTACTACATTTTGGAGAAGGATAATGAGAAGCTTATTTTTTCTACAGATAATGCACAGATTGAAGAAGACCATGCAGACCTCACAGAAATCTATATTGAAGCTAATTATTCAGAGGAAGACTTGAAGAAGAATGAATATCTCAGGGACAGCAAGAGAGTAGAAGCTATAAGGGTTCATATGAGCCTGGAAGATTGCTTGGAGTTCCTAAACAGACAAGATCTGAGCACCGTAAGGAAAATAATATTGATTCATTTATCCGCTGAAAATTCTGATCCAGCAGATTACGTTAATAGGATACAATCAGCAACAGGAGTCCCCACATATATTGCAACAGAGGAAATTGACAGATGAATAATTGTTTGGTACAGTTTGGTGTTCCTTCTTCTTCAGCTGAAGGCAGGAACGTTTTTATTAGCGAACCTGTGAAGATGGAGGAACATCTCATGAAAAATCAAACAGAAATCTGGAAAGACATCGAAGGTTTTGAAAATTACTATCAGATCAGCAACTTAGGAAGAGTTAAAAGTTTTAGGAAAAGGAAGCCATCCATATTAATCGCGACCCCTAACAATTATGGTTACTCTGTAGTTTCTTTGCACAAGCAGAGCAAGAGGTCGCCAAAACAGGTACACAGAATGGTTATGGAAGCTTTTTCTACTAATCCTGAGAATAAGCCGCAAGTAAACCACATTGATGAAAACAAAACTAACAATAACGTACAAAACCTTGAATGGGTAACTAGATCAGAGAACATGATGCACGGTACTTGTCGGGAAAGAATACAAGCCACCAGAAACAAAAGAAAGGTTTTCTGTGCAGAAAAACCAGTCTATCAAATAGACCTTATTACTGGTGAAACCATAGCCTTGTTTAAATCTACACGTGAAGCTGGAAGACAAACTAAGACAGATTCTTCCCTTATAAGACGGTGTTGCAATGGTAAGGCAAAGTTTGCTAATGGCTGTAAATGGAAATACAAAAATAATGGAGAGAAGTAGATGAATTTCAAGCAGGAACAAGAGTTTAGAATGGCCCACGCTATGATGGCCCAATTCATAATTGAAATAGTTGGTCTTATCAAAGACCCAGAAGCGAAGAATCTTTACGATGAAGTTCAGGCCATCTATAAAAAACGTAGAAAGGAGTGGACGGAGATGGTTATTCTTTCCACCTATATTGACAAGAATGGCTTTGATGTTTTCAAATACACAAAAGTCCCTAAGCCATCTGATGAAGTTGTGATTCAGGATATTATAAAAATAGGCATGGCGTACAAAGCAGGAATCCCAAAAAGTATGACTAAACCAGTAGACAAGAAAGTTAAGAAAAGAAATAGTGGTATAATAAGTTAAGGAGAAAGCTATGAGTGCATTTTTAAGTGGATGTTTAATAGGCGTTGTAGTTTCAACAATGACAGGCATAAAAGATATTAAAGACAAAGAATGGAAGTGGGGTGCAGGAAGACTTGTTTTTGTGTCTATCCTGACAGGCTTCTGGTCTTACATGATTGGCTGGGAGATGTTTTAAATGATCTCAGTAATAATCTCAGGAAAATTTCTCAAGTACAACAAAGAGCAAATAAAAATAGGTGGTCGTTTAGTGTTCTGCGGAAAATCAGATATGAGATTTCTTAACACCACCTATGATGTTGGGATTAACCTTGTATGCCTGTGTAGCCTTGAGGACAAGAACTTGTATTACAGATTTGCTGATAAGAACCCAAGTATCTTCGTTGCTTCAGGTGTGCTCGATAAAATCAAACCGTCTGTTAACCCAAAGTACATAACTGTTTACTTGATTGAAGAACACGTTTGTCCTGAAGGTGATAAGTTCGATACCACTGAATCTGTTTTTTATGTTGACCACAGCACAGATGTTTACAAGAAGCTCCGGAAGGTAAGGTTCGGTGATGCTCTAAGTTTCGTTGGGGTTATGATACACGATAAGAAAGATAACTCATATCTGATAGTCAAGGATATAATTACCACCAACACGTTTGTCGTTCTGTCAGGACTTGAACAGAGCTTGCCGTTCGATGATTTAAGGAAAGAGGTTGATGAAAATTTAAAGACTGGAAAAGGAGACTTTTAATGTATGCAACAGTATTGCCTAGAAAGCAGTTGGAGTATGTTCTTAAAAAACAGGGATACAAAGAAGACAAAAATATGGAATGGCACAAAAGAACAAAACCATACGGATATTGCAGTAGGAGGCTTTTAAAATTTTGCCTTAAAGAAATAGGCATCTGCCGGCTATCTGATTTTGGAGATAACGACCACACTTTTCAGTGGTTCACAGACATCGAAGAATTAAAAGGGCTTAATTGGGACAAAGAATGGTTTATTCCCAGCAGTTTTAGAGAAAGCAATTGATAGCTGAAGCAAGAATAAAAAAGTTCATAGCAGAAGACAAGGGATACGTTATTGCACTTGTCCAATATTACGACTATGAGCTTGGCAGTAAGAAGGGTAAGGATTGGAGTCACCCAAGTCGTGCTGCAATGCCTAAAAAACTGTTTACCGCTTGGGGAATAATGAATAAGAAGTCAGTGTTCTTCAACATATTCTCAGGCAGAGAAACATATCCACAAATAAGATTTAGGTCGCTATCAAGAAGAGCACCAAGTGCTAAATATACGGATGTTCCTAATGCAGATACACTTTAAAGGAGAGTAAAAGATGAAAATAGTAAGAATTCTTTTGGCAATAGAAGGCCAAAACGTCGTGGGGACTACGGGAGGAATGGACATCGCAAACGGTGAAGGTAAAGCAATGGATGCTAAAGATGTGTCTGATAATGTTTTATGTTATTGCAAGAATGTTGTAAGCGAGGATCTGGCAAAACGGAAGAAAGAACTTGATAAAAAAATAGAGGAAAAAGATGGATAAGTTTAGAAAGATCACTCCAAAACAAATAAGAGATTTACTTGGAATGACAATTGTCGAGATAGCAAGAGCTATAGGATGTTCAAGAGAGCACGTGTATTACGCTCTGAAGAAGAATAGAGAAGGTAGTGAAGTAAGATGTAGGATTAACAAATTAATTACGGAGAAGTTAAATGAGTGTGTTTAATACTTTGAATAAAGTAGAGATTATCGGAAGACTTGGAAGAACGCCAGAATTGAAGACTGTTGGTAATGGAATATCAATATGTAATTTTTCTATCGCCACCAATGACAGTAAGAAAAGAGGCGATGAATATGAAGAGACTACAGAATGGTTCAATGTTGTGCTCTTTGGAAAACTTGCTGAGAGTGTTGGTACTAGATGTAAAAAAGGTACTCTTCTTTTTATCGAAGGAAGACTCCAGACTACCAAGTACACAGGTAAGGACGGCACAGAGAAGAGAAAAGTTGAGGTGGTGGGTAAAACAGTCAAGTTCCTTGGGAATGATGAATATGTAGCACCTGCTTCTATTCCAAAGAAAGAACCTGATACTAAGACTCAGGCAGATGAAGGTGATGTAGACAACACGGATTTGCCCTTCTGATAACGTCAACAATATTAAGGAGTTACCCAATGAGCACAAAATATAAACTAGAAGCAGTAAAGGACTTGTATAAGCAACAGGTAGAGGGCGAGCCTATGCGGAATGACGGCATACCTAAGAAGCGTTTCTTCGATTGGGTTATCTGCTACATCTGGAAATTGAGGATAGACAATAAGAAGCTAAGAAGAGAGCTGAAAATTAAACGTGAAGTCCTTGCACTTATCCGGACAAGAAAACAGAAAAGGAAAGATGAAATATTTAAAGTTGTCCCGGAAGTTGTTGAACTGGATGATGGGGTAAACCTATGAGGATAATTATTTACGGAGATCCGAAAGCTAAACAGTCAGCAAAGTTTGCTAAAATAGGTAAATTCATTAACAGCTATCAGCCAAAATCAGTTGTCCAGAATGAAAAGAATATCCGAGCACAGGTACTTGAACAGTTGCCAGAAGACTTTAGACCATTTACCGAGAATGTTATTGTAACTAAACTTCACTTTGTATTTTCACCATTAAAAGGATTCAGTAAAAAGAAGCTGAAACTCATTGAGGATGGAGCTCTTATCTATAAGAACACTAAACCTGATCTGACGGATAATCTTTCCAAGTCACTCTTTGATGCAATGGAAGGTGTTGTTTACGATAATGACAGCCGGATAGTGGCAATGGATAACCTGAAAAAGTATTATGGATTTAGACCTAGAATAGAGCTTGATATTTCAGAGTTTCCAATTTAATCTAAAACTTTCTACAAAAACTTCTTGACTTACACACTTTACAATACTAAGCTTTCATAGTTTATTAACTTTTCGGAGATAACTATGAAAGGAAACATCTTAACTTCAAAGGAAATGATACACGGTTGTCAAGTATCACATCCGACGTTAAAAGCATGGACAAAAATCGGATTACCAGTATTGAGACAAGACCCTTGGCTGTTTGACAGAAAGAAAGCTGTAGCTTGGATTAAGGAAGCCAAGCCTGAGAGATACGAGCATCTTAAACAGTATCTTGCAATGATGGAGGGTTAGATGGATAAGACAATCTACGAGTTGGACTTGCATGAGAGCATGAATCTCACGTTCACTAGTGTATTAAGGGTGGCAGGCGGGTGGATATATAATTATTGGGATTATACTAATGATTGCATGAAGCAGGGAACCTTCGTGCCCTACAACAAAGAGTTCTTGCCCAAAAAGAAAACTACTCCAAGAGAGATAGTCAAGAAGTCAAGACCAGACAATATATTCCAAGTCTATTTTCAGTTTATCATTAATGGTCTACTCCCTACAGATGCGTGGAGAAAAGCTAATGACTTTATGAACCACATGAAGAAGACAGGTTGGACTTATGGTAAGAGTTCTCAGCCGATCAAAAGTTGGAGAGCGGCAGTTGATAGCACTTGGACTAAGGAGTACGCTGTTCTTTCTAAATTCCATAGAGATACGCTGAAGGAAATTGCTGAGCTTTTAGAAATTACCTATGAAGAAGAAACCGATTATGTAGATGGTGATATTCTAAGAGTCAAGAAAGCAAAGCCACAACTCTTCCAAGCATACAAGTTGCCTGATAGTTGGTTTAAATACTGTGGGGAGAAATAATATGGCACAAGATTTAGAAAGCAGACTACAGTATGCAAAATTCAAAGATAAAGAAATCGCAGATGCTATGGAAGTTCTGAAACGTAATGTAGACTTTGAAGGTGGTATCGAAGCACAGTTTGCGTATTGCAGAACTATCATACTCAACAAACGAGAAGACCCCAAGAAACGCAAGCAGAGCTATGATAACTGGTTTGCAGAGAACATCTATGGAGAGTTGGTTAAGAAGTTTGGTTTGGACTGGAGAGAGAATACCAGGCTAATTCTTAAAGGTCTGCCGGATGATGTTAAGGAGAAGATCAAAGCAGAGGCTAGAACAAGTTGGACTTACTATCAGGAGATCTCTAATTCAGGCACTTGTTTGAATTCTGAAGAACAGGCAATTCTTAAAGGTATGATTGAGAACAAGAACCGGATAACCAACGATGAAGAACAGGTTGTCTCAGATAAGGTTAATGAATTTATGAAGAAGGTCGAGAAGGAAGCGATCATCAAAGCCTCATGTGTAGCCTATGAATGTAGGTGGAAGAATAAGAAGAAGGTGGTTGAAAAGGAAATGACGGATGAAGAATATGATAGGATTTAAAGGAGAATAACAATGAGTAAGAAGATGACAAGAATTGAAAGTGCTAGGACTGTAAGAGATTTTAAAGGCAACTGTGGTGCAAATTACGACATTCAGTGTAGAAAGTGCTTTAATTATCTTCCGAAAACAAATAAATGTAAATCAAACTCAGACACAGAAAGACTAATTGCAGCCCAAACCTTCATCAAACGACACAACCAAAAAAGCAAGCGGAAGCCTAAACCAGTTATTGCAAAAACCACACCTACTAGACCAAACTTTCGCCAAGCCCTTAAGGACAAAAAGGAGTTCTATGTTGCGGTTACTCCAGAGCTTAGTGAAGAGCTTCAGAAGGTGGCGTTTGAGTGTGGGGCTAAGTGGATGGGTAATCCTGATTTAATTCAGGTTACAGGAAACGATTTTTTAATCTTTGAATTTAGTGTAGCAAAACAGAATGCGTACCATATTTATGCCTCTAATATTATAATAGATCATAAGGCTGAACACACAGAGTACGATCCCACCACAGACACTTTCAAAGAACCTGAAAGCATAGGTACAGTGCCAGACGTAGAGTGGTTTGAGTGTATAGATATTGGTGGAGTAAGCGGGAAAAATCTATCCTACCATAAAAAATATAAGGTTATCGGACGAGATGATGATATGGTCACTATTGTTAACGATAAAGGTAAAGAAGAGAGGGTGTGGGCAAGCAGATTTATCCCCACCACAGACACTTTCAAAGAACCTGAAGCCCAAGAAACCATAGGCAACCCTTCAGATGAGGCTGATGAACTTCCTGAGTGTATCAAGATTACTGATCCTGTGCCTGAATTTTGCTACCATATAACCCAAAAAGCGATTAAGTGGAATAGATGCAAGTTCATAACTGAGAAAACCTTCGAGGGTGAAACAACGTATATTCTGCTTGAGCATGGGGGAATACGGTCATTTGGAGATGAGACGTATAGGTCACTTGATGATGCTGTTGCTGTTTTGAAAAGTAGGGAGGTGAAGTAATGAGAGGATATAGAGTATTTGATACAGTAGAAAAGAAGTATTGTCCTAACGGCTTTTATCTTAGAGGTGATGGTGTTTTGCTTGAGAATGTTGGAGGAGCTTTTACATCTTTAACCCCAGCCGACCCAAAACGCTACATTGTAGAGGAGTCTACAGGGCTAAAGGACAAGAATGATAAGATGATATTTGAGGGGGATGTTGTATCTTTTTGGCCTACCCTAGAGCATGAAAGAGGAAAAATTAAATGTGAAATAACTTATTCAATGCACGGTTTTTGGGCAAAGGAGATTGATATTGAGTATGACCGCAAATGGATAATGTATGGTGATGTAGAAGTAATAGGCAACGTCCATAATAACCCCGAACTACTGGAGGTAACAGAATGAACATCAGAGAAAATATGATTATAGATATTGAAACGGAAGTATCAGACAGCGAGTCAGATTCGAAAACTTTAAAATTTCTTGTAGATGAGGACTTAAAAGATTTAGGTTATAATGTACATTCGCTACAGGTTCAGCCAGCTAAACGCCACCCAGACCCCAACGGAGTTCTACCGCTTACGGAAAAGGAGGTCGAGGAAATGTTCTATATTTTGGATATTCCTTTTTATAAGCATGAAGAATTTGATGAAGATGATGGCGACGTGTTTGAAGTTAAAATTGTTTGTGAAGAAATTGAGTATTTTATTTCAAACGAATACAAGAGCTGGAAAGAAAAAGTAACCAACTACAAAGCAATCCTATACATTGCCAACCTATTTGAACTGGAGGTAACAGAATGAACATAGCTAATATATTCGGAATGCACATAGGGTGTAGAATATCAGTTAAATTGAAAAAGGAAACGATGTCTGCTCAACTTGCAGGAGTTTTTAAAGGTCGAGGAACAGGTAGGTATATGGTTAAAACTCACGATGATTTTAACATATATTTAGAAGACTGCAAACTCCTCCTCACCCCACTTGATAAGATAACAGAGGAGGATAAGAGTGAGTTTTTAAAAAAGTTTGAAGTAGAATTTAAACACCTAACACTTGAAAAAGGTGTACTTCAAATTCATAAGCAGATAAAAAGAGATTTGACAGTATATGAATGTTTCTGGCTTGCCTCAAAAGGCTACGATATAGGAATAGTTGAAGATGAATATAAGGAGATAACAGAATGAAACTTACCCTATTAGGTTGGATATGGTTATTTACAATAATCCTTATATCTATACTTATAACAGCACACTTTACATTAGAAGCAGCTGAGATAGATATGGATTCTTTTATTGACACTTTACCCTCTGGAGATTGTGGAGGTGGCTGTATAGAAGAACTTCAGGTATGTATATGGGCTTGTAAATATGACTTAGATGAAGATAGTTACTTAGATAATTATGGAGGTATGAGATGAGTTTATTAATAGTTTTTTTATGTCTATGTTCTGGGTATGCTTACGGTACAGTGTCTAACAAGTCAAAATATATCTATGGCTATGATATGACCGACAATAAACCGTTAAGGATGAATAGAAAAACAACAGCAGTTGAATTTATTCTTTGGGAAAAAGGAGAGCAAGGACACGAAGACATGTTTTGGTACAGGATGGACAGAAGTCATTGGATTAAATTTAAACCGTATGAAAGTAATTAATGGAGGTGTGAGATGAAGTTTAGAGCTATTATAAAAGCCCTTCTTGAGGGTATGGCGTTCGGAGTTGCATTTGTTGTAATTGCTGCTGTACTGATAAGACTGTTCTTCCCACCGACCATGACATTCAGCATTAGCGAGCACAAACCGTACACCGTAACAATGAAATGTGAAGTATGGTATGAGATGGTTGACTACGAACCTGTAAGAACGTTTAAATGTACGGAGGTTGAGTAATGCTAACTTGCAAAAACTGTTGTCTTATGCAGAACTGTAAAATGGCTGGTCAGGTATGCGGGGACTTTATGCCTGAAGCTGTGCCTGA